CGCGCAAGTGATCACTTAATGTGTCAAACTGCGCCCACCTGTCGTTAGTTTCTTGATTTAGTTTTGGTGTGTTGTAGTTCATTTATTCCTCCTACTTGGCTTCGCCATTAATTAATTGTTTACTTTGTTCTGGTGTGATAGGCTCAGCTATGTAATCATCTGCCCTACCTGATACTTGTGGTAGTGTGCACCAATCATCGCCATGCCCGATCACCTTATTGTTATAGACGATCACCCTATCCTCTACAGGTTCACCGGCAAGGAAGGCCCAGCCTTTACGGGTGATAGTCCATGTTCGTGCTACCTGTCTGTCATCTACCATAACCCTAGCTACCAATCCATGTAGTCGTAGCTTTGTGATCTGTGACTTGATACCATATGGTCTGTCAATGTCTGCTGTGTCTACCCAGCGTGGTTTACTATTCCCATTGTTCACCTGCTCGTGTGTAAGTCGTGCCATATCCTTTAACAGATATACCATAGCCGGTGTAACTTTGTACTTGTACATCTGAATAGTCTGACCACAATGCTCACACTTGCCAGGCTTAATCTTATCACTCATGATAGTCTCCCTAGCTCATCGATGATTTTATCTTTGAATATCTCGACAGCAGCATAGACTATCGTTATACTGTCATCACCCCACTCTTCTACAAGAGCTGCCGTCTTGGCTGCCACCTCATCCATGTCAATCTCGACATTCTCTATTAGCTCTTGTACCTTATACTTAGTCATCAACACTGGCAATCTCCGCCCTTAACGCAAACCCTTGCTTATCTGCTAACACCTTAGCCTCATATGTTTCAACATCATCATAGACTTTGGCCTCTTTCTTATTTGTCGTGACCGTTGCTTTGCGTTTGTTGATATAAACAAGGTATAGATTTGTATCGAGAATTTTAAGCTTATACATGTTTGACTCTCGCTCACTAACCGGAGTGCTGGCGTATGCACACATAACCTGGAATAGAGTGTTGTGGTCATAGCCTTCGGTGATCTTCCTCACATTCATTTTACCTTGTATATCTACATCGACATGGGCAATCGTGTCGCCGTTCTTATCTTGTATGTCTATAAAATTTACACCATAGTTTTTGTTTGCTATTGTCCTAAGACCTAAGGCTTTTACAGAAGCCACAAATTCGTTTGTTGTCATATATTTAAGTGACACATTCACCCCCATTATTTCATTGTTTTAATCTCGTGCTCAATAATGCTAATTGCAACATAACGCGTCAACCCTATAGCTAGCACTATCATTGAGCAGAAAGCTATCAGCTCTTTATGCTCTGGGCTTACCATTCCCGCTATGAATAGGTATAATTTGTATAGCGATATTACTACTGTATAAAGCACTATTGGTAACAGTATCGCTGTTGCAACCATCGCTGTGTATCTAATTATATTCTTGATCGTGTTATACCCTCCTTCTATCCATCTACCCACTTACAAAAAGCGTAGCATCCAACAACCGTAAACGATAGTATTGTTAGCAGCAGGGCAAAATACCAAGCTTCTTGCGAGGGAACGATGCCAGCTAGTGCCAACATACAGACAGTGTGCATTGCCCTCGCTACTACTACCAGTATGACTGGCGAGAATAAGACGAGTAGCAGCTTTGCTGTGTGCTTTACCTTATTCATACATCGCCACCTTTGTCGCCAAGATACCCATACGCTCGCGTGGTGTAAGCCCGCCGCGCATACCGTACTCTACGTCGCCAGTCATCAGTGCATCTGCTAGGCACTCACCTTTTACTGGACATTCTGCGCAAATCTTGCGTGCATCATTGTAGTTGTTGTACCCGTTATACTCATCAGCATACGCTTTGTTTGCTGGGAAGAAAGCTTCCGGGTCTGTTTGTGCACACAGTGCACTACCTCGCCATTTATTTTCCATAAGTTACCTCCTTGTCTTTTTCATATTCATAATAAGATATAGTGCCTACTGCATCTCGCACCAAATCCATAGCATCATTTAGCGCGTCTACTATATCATCAAGCCCATACTCTTTGGCTCGTGCTATTAGGTTATCAATTAAATAATCAACACCCATTTGTGCATCGTATGTGTATGCGTACTTCAGTGGTGTTGGGTCTTGTAACAGTTGTTCCATTTGTTCACCTGTTTTCATTGTCTAGCCTCCCGAACAATTTATTTTCTATCATCGCTACCGCCCAGTCAACGCTATTGATTGATGGTCTGTTGCGGTCTGCCTTACACATATCCCACATGTCATACTGTGCTTGGGTAATTGCTTGCTCGATGATGTTTATAATCTCCTCGGCCTTCATTCCGTTGTTGGTTGATTTGTCGAGCACTTCTAAAATTTGTTGTTTCATTCTTAAGCCTCTATACTTCTCTTAAGAATCTTTAGATTCTCTATTTGTTCTTCAGCGGTGCTAATACTGTCATCGATCATACGATATACACCAATATCATTTGTCTCTGTTAATTCAAGGCCGTGGCCAAGCTTGCACGATCCTCCATTGTCTGCAAACCAGAGCGCATTATCATCCAATACAAACCCTGTTCCCATAATGATACGCTTAAGGGCGTCCATTCTGTCCTCCGGTTTGTTTTCTACTTCGACAACAATGTTGTCTATAGATATTACCCAGTATTGTTTTGTCATTTCTTATCTCCCTTTATTTTCTATTATCAACTGTCCGTACACATAAGTACACAATCAGTACTGCTGTTACGGTTAGCATGCCAACTGCGATGGCTTCCTTATTGTCTGGTGATACTGCACCGCCAACTAATAAGAATAAACCGTAAACTATATTCGTGATCACTCGCATCACTATCACAGATAGTATGAATACGATAACCATTAGTATTCGTCTAATCATTTGTCTCTTTCCTCGTAGTCTACAATTATATCTATTGCATCCCCTACTAGTATGATAGCCTTTGCTAGCTTCTCTCGATACTCACTGTCTGGATCTGATAACTCACTAGCCAGCCAGTCCTGTACGTCTTGGAGATAGCTAATGGCGTAGTCCTCATTGATTACTTTGTCGCTCATGCCTTCAACTCTAGCGCGGTGATCCTACAACCGCTCTTATCGAATGTGTGGTAGATACCTGCTTGTGTGTAGTTGCCCAGCAGTGCCTCGTTGTGCTTGGGTGATTGCTTCCACATCTTTAGTGTGTGTGCATCATCCAGTGTGCACTCTGCCAGGTTCTCTGTTGCTGCGTAGTACCCATCCTCAATGCTGATCGTGCTCATGTTCTGTGCTGTGATCCATGATTCGCCATTAGGTCGGGTGTGATTCCAACACTTCTCGCCACACTCTGCTACCTCTGTTGCTCGTACTTGTGCTGCTTGTGTACTATCAGAGTTAGCCTGTAATGGAGCGAGTCCCTTCTCTTTGCGGTACTCATTGATCTGATCTAGTAGTGGTGGGTCTTGTGGTTTAGTTTGTGGTTCAGTCGTGCTCGACACTGGCTTTTCATCAAGCCAGGAATAATCTGTTGGATGCATCTGCCCGTAAATCCAGATGCCCGCAAGGGTGATAGCGTACAGGTACGCGAGTACCAGTGGTACTAATATTAATGCTAGTTTCTTTTTACTCATCGTCCTCTCCTAGTAGTTTAGCTACGATAAGCTCACGCTCTTTGCCTCGTGATCGTAGTAGTGGTGTCTCCATATCCTCGTCACCATCGCACACGATCAGTGCTAGCAGCTCACGCTCACTTGCTCGCTTGATATATTTCTGTGCTTTCTGTTCGTTGTATGGGCTTACAGTATCCTCTGCTACTCGTGCCCAGTGATTGGTTTGTTCTTTAGTCATGACTCCCCTTTAGTTCTTGTCACATTCGTATGACGTTAGATGATCTTTTGTGTAGGTGCTACAGCTGTAGCTTTGAAAAGCTTTCTTTTGTTCAGTGCTGGCCTCAGGTGCACGGTATCCCACTGCTATGATAAGCAGCAGGATAAGTGCGATGATTGCTAGGATAAGTGAGTTGGTTCGTTGTTCTTTCTTCATATTTAAAATACGTCTTTCCAGTTAAAGTTATATTGTCGGGCTGCTTGCTGCATAGATCTTGTATCTTCCATCTCCATAAAGCACAAAGCTTTATATGCACAGTCAAGCTTTTCTACACGGTTTAGCTCCATAATGTCCTTGCGGTAGTGAGTGTTTGCGTGGTCTCTTGCCAACATAATAAGTGCGTTGACGTTCTTGTAAAGGGCGCTTGTATTATCCTTCAGGAGCCGGGTTACTTGATCCCAATACTTTCCCCCAGCCCAAGTGTTCAAATAGTCTTCTATAATTTCTCGGTGGTTGATGAGCCAAAAACCCCGGCTGCCTTCTGTGTCTTTGAGCATCTTCTCAAAGCCTACCTTGTTTGCTTCCACTCGCTCTTTAACTGTTTGTAACGACATTGTTGTTATCCCCTGTAAACTTTATATGGTTATTAGTGTAAATGATTTACGTTTATATCTTTTGTTCTGTAATCTCCCTTCAGTTAGGTTTATTATTTGGTTGGCCTAATTGTTAAAGTTCTGTAGTGGTTGGTAGCAGCTCTTCCGGAGGCTTTCCGCTGTAGGGGCTGGCCCTTGGCGTCTGCTTCTTTCTTAACTGTCTTTAGTATAGCAAAGCTCAACAAAAATGTAAAGACTTTTTAACAAAATTAGAGGACTTTTTTATCTAAAGTTATCCACAGCATAGCAACACAATAACGCCCAGTAAGCAAGTCACATCTGGCGCGAGAGAAAGCCAAGCCTTCCCCTTACTTGTCATCACTTAAACCTATATCTAGCATGAGGAGATAACACACAGTACAGCAAGACATATAATACACAGCACACACAGTCACATTTGCCGCGAAAGGAAGACAAGCCCACCAATCTCTCTTCATCTACTTAATGAGAATTACATATAGAGAAGTGAATACAAGAACGGTGCTTTAATTGGAACACATTCCATGACTATTGCAATGGTACATATGTTCCATGTATTACACCTGTTATCTATATATATACAGGGCTAACAGGGGTCAAACATCGCATAATGCATATTGTACGAACCATAATGCCCCCCACCCCGCCTTGCATGGGTTCCCATATGATAGTGTAATAAGGATAAAAGGTACCCCGTCTCTGATATAAATGTACAAAAACTTTCACAATTACACCCCCATTCTGACATTTTTGCGCTGAAACTACCCCCCTCCCACTAAATTGTGTATACAAAAAACCTCCGGCGTGTACACAAATAGCCCTAATGTGTATACAAATATCCCCAAAGTGTATACACTTTTAGCTGTAGATTGGGTAAAATAGGGGTAGTCTGCGTTTTCCCTGTGGGGAAAGTTGTCTCTATGGACGGTGGTCCCTGCGCCTTTATGGGCGTACCACTGTTGAGGCGATCTGGCTTCCCGCGGAAAATGTGAATTACTAGCTATAATCAGGAGAACATAATGAGAACAAAGACCAAAATGATTCGTATTGAGGAGCAACTGTATACACGACTAGCCAAAGCAGCCGGCAGCACGTCTCTCACGCGGTTTGTGAATGAGCTATTAGATGAGGCCCTGGCTACGCGCAAGAGCGTTGAGCTGGATAAGCGGGCCGCTGAGTGGGCTGAGGCAGAGCGTGAATTATATGGGACTCCTGAGAACACCCCCACCCCAGAAATTCCGGAGACTCCAAAAGCTGCAGAGCAGCAGAGAGTTGCGGTACAGCCAGGTCTACCGTGCTGTAATCAATCTAGTCCTTGTAAGCATTGGAGATGGGATCCTCAGCTTGCGATGTGGCAGAACATCCTTACTGGTGAAATAAGAGAAGCCCAATAGCGATAGCCCCAATAACAAAAGAGCCCCTCGAGATTGGGCTCTAATGTTTATGCGTTACCGGCATTGCACATTTCTATATTACAGGATGACAGCAGTAATGTCAAGTGACCGGAGGTCGGGCTAGCCAGTAGGCTAGTTGTTTTTGGGGATTTTGAGGATATGCTCTGCGTCGATAGCTTTGTCTTTGCGTACGCTTGGCACTTCAGCTGGAGCGTCTAGGCTGAATGTAATTGTCTGCTCTGTCTGCTGGATGCTCTTTTGTGTTGGTGTACCAACTTTGTGGCGGATAAACTCTGTTGCCAGATCAGCCCGGACCTTTTCAGACCGTGCACCAGTGAGAAGCTCCTCTGCAACAGTTAGGGATAGCTCTGCGAGATGATCCATGCGCTTTTGGTATGTCATGATTGCCTTTCTTATGTGGTCTCTATTTACTTTCCATATAGCTGCGCTTTGCAGGTTGTCCTTGGCGTTTCGCCGCTCACGTGAGTCCATAGGCAGGGCCTGGGCTTTGTGCCAGCGCTGAACTGCACGGTTGTCTGGATACGCCTCACGGAAGGCTGCCGCCCGAGGTTTCCCGTCGAACAGCAGCTTGATGAATTGAATGTCCTGATGAGATAGCTGTTTTGGAACGAGACACTTCATATAGCTTTAGCTCGTATAGCTTACCAGTTAGGGCGGATAATCTCACCCATCATGTTAGGTTCTGCTACTGGCTCATCAATGTTATCGTACGTACGAGTCTTCATTGCAGCCATAGAGGTGCGGGAATCGAACGTGTTTAGCCGGCGATGGTCTTCTACGGACAGGATCTGCGTTGGGCGATCAAACGTCTCTCGTAACTCCTCTGAGGCCTTCTGAGAGCCATCCAGATCCATCTTTACCTGCTCAAAGTCCATATCTAGCACACCCTGTGCAATAGCCCTACGAGCGGCCTGATAAGCCTCACCACGCTGGTATGCAGTCATAGGCTGGCCAGTGAGAGGAGATACCTCAGACTCAGTTGGCATCTCACCCCGGAATACTGTGTAGACACCAAATCGTTCATGCAGAGCTTCAGCAAGCATAGCAATAGGCACGGTATAAATGCTCACCGCATCAATGTCCTCTTGGCTGTAGATGTTTGCGTCCTGAGGTGGAGCAGTAGGTGCAGGAATCTCCTCGTCAGGTAGTGGGGCTGGTGCTGGCAAAACTTCAGGCTCTTCACTAGGAGCTACGTTGCTCCCCACGCTTTGCGCTGGAGCGGGTTCGCTCTGCGCTAATTTGTCCTGATGCGTGTCCACGCCAGGCGCTATATTGCGCTCATTGCCCTCTGAGAGGCTCTCTGCTGCGTTTTGTTTCTTAGGACGACCTACTTTACCTTTTGAAGGTTTAGACGCCTCCTGAGCCGTTTTAAGGGCCTTTGCCTTCTCACGTGCTGCATCTCGCTTATCCATGTCGAATGCCTCACGGAAATAACGCAGTGCGTCTGGTGGTACTGTCTCCATACGTACCAGCTTGTTGTCACATGCTACCCGCAGGATGTCACCTGTGAGCCATGCCGAGTAGTTGCCGTATTGTAGCTTTGCCATTTTCATTCTCCTGTATTTACTTGATTACTGTTACTATTCTATCACGATTTTCTGCTTGGTTAAAGATTTTAGGATTGACTCTCTGCCTGAGGATGTAGTGTGCCTCCGCGAGGTAAGCGACCTTCGTTCTTTGCTTGGCTGCTTACGAGGCTTTGCGTCAGACTCCTTTGTAGGGGAAAAGGTGACGCGGTAAGAATCAGCTGTCAGCCAGACCTTGGTAAAGTGCCCAATGTGATTAGTCCATGTCTCGATCTTACCCGTATTGTCTTTTCTGTTTTTCTTTCTGGTTCTCTCCCATTTCTCAATCCGTTCTGATTGCTGCTCAGGAGTGAGAGAATCCCACCAAGCTTTTCTCTGCTCAGCTGTTTTACGAGAGTAAATATCCTTGTTCATTTTCTTTCTCTTTCTGGGTGGCTTCGCCACCTCTTTCTCTTTCTTATTAGTTATTATCTATATATATCTATTATATATTATTATTTATATATTTACTATATATTTACCGGAGGGAAATTATATAGTTATCTATTACCTCTGGTATAGGGTTTTATTTATAGGTTATCTTAATCTATAGGTTATCTACTATCTTAAGTTGGTAGATATAATTACTATTTATTAGTTAATACTTTAATAGCAGATAACCTTTAATACTTGAGGTTGTGGCAAATTGTCTTGTTCTCCATTCCCCCATACCAGGGGCAATAGATAACAATCCAATTTCCCTATTATAAAAAGAAAACAAGAAAAGAAAAAAACCTACAAAAAAAGAAAAGAATAAAAGAAAAACTGTTTAAAACAGCTATAATAACCCCTGTGGGGCCCGAATCCGACTTAACGCAACGACGGCACACGCACTCTTAACCTGACCGGTAACCTTCAGCTTGGTTTCCAGTCAAAGACTGCTGATGAATTGTAGTGTCTCTTGATAAATCATTCGCGAGAGATTTATAAGAAACTAAGTTTTAAAAGGTACTATTGTTATGGTTTCCCATACCAGAGTATAAAAGGCTACCTTACCGCGGCCAGGTAGCAGGCCGAATGTTGCAATTAAGAACCTCACAATTTTACGTCCTTCGGTAGGCATGCAACAGCCCTTTCCGGACACCAATGTTTACCTTCCCGGTTCGCCGAGGTCACCTTTTCCCAAAGGCTACCGATAAACACTGGCTTTTAAATGTGCACTTATCATTGAAGATAAGATACACTACTATAATATCAAACTCTGGATCAAGATGCAATAGTTTTTTGAATAAAAAAATAGCCCCCAGAGGGCTACTGGAGGGGCTATTCAGCTGGACGCTTATGGTTGGGGTTGACCAGCTATGGAGTTTTCTATGATCGAAAGTTAGTTATCTTTAACTTAAAGTTTACACGTTGTGCGAATAGAACAAGTTTTACCTTTTACACGATACAAGTTTTGAAGGAGCTACCATAAGCTTCTACCATGATTATACCCCAGATGGTATAATAGAATCAATAGATAAACAGGAAATAAAATGAACATTGCACAATTCAAACCACACACCAAGCAACTAGAATTTATGCTGAGCCCCGCTCGCTTCAAGGTTGGCAACTGGTCTCGTCGTACAGGTAAGTCGTTCATGATCGGCGCTATAACCATCCTACACGCAATGGACAAGCCAGGGAACTACTACATCATCGCTCCTACATATCGCCAGGCTAAATCAATCTTTTGGAACGACATTCTCAAATTGCTTGTGCCTAAGGAGATGATCGAGAAGACAGACGAAACCCAGCTCTATATCCAACTCAAGCCACTCCATTACAAGGTACAGGCCGAGAGTATCATTGGCCACAACATCGACTCCGTACACGCTCCTAACGAGCCATCCATCATTTGGCTCAAGGGTGCAGACAACCCTGACTCTCTGCGTGGTGTGAAGCTCCGCGGTGCAGTCTTGGACGAGTACGCCTTCTTCAAGGATGGGCAGGAAACCTGGCGTAAGATCATCCGCCCAGCGCTAGCAGACTACCAAGGGTGGGCTATCTTTACCTCAACACCAGATGGCGTCAATAACTGCTTCTATGACGTTGCCATGCTCGCTCAAAAGTCTATGCGCGACAAGGACGGCAAGTACTTCTACTCACACGCAACCATGCTAGACAACGAAGCTCTGCCTCACCGGTTTGAGGAATGGGAACAATCTAAGCGTGAGTACGAACGAGATGGCCGTATTGACGAGTGGGTGCAGGAATGGGAGGCCAAGTTTACCACACCAAGCACAATGGTCTACAACGAGTTTAATGAGGAGAAGCATATCATCTCTCCGATGGATGTACCACGTGACAACATGACATACGTGATAGGCATGGACTTTGGCCTTAAAGACCCGTTTGCGGCCGTCTACGTGGCTGTAGACATGAATAACAACTGGTATGTGTATGATGAGATTTACCAGCCAGATTTGCCCATTGACCGCATTGGATACGCCCTCCACATGAAGATGGGTGACCGCCACTTCACCCGTATCATTGGGGACTCAGCAGGTGCTACGGAAATAGCCTCTCTACGCTCTGCAGCGCTTGGAGACAACCGAGTGTGGGTAACACCCGCAGTGAAGGGTAAAGACTCTCTGAGGGCCGGTATACGGCTTGTGAAGACACATTTGTACGTGAGGGAGGAGACGGGTAAGCCAAAGCTATTCATCACCTCAAACTGCACCAACCTGATACGCGAGCTACAGTCGTACAAGTACATGCGCAATCCGTTTGGTGAGGTGTCTGAAATTCCTGAAGATCGCAACAACCACCTCCTAGATGCCCTCCGGTATTTGTTCCTAGATCAGAAGCATATCCGCTCACGAAAGGAACGAAAAACAGAGAGAGTTTATGACCCAGATACTGGACGATTGCTGTCTTAGTGTGGTATAATCAGAGGTAGATAGGAGAAATAAGTAAATGAAAAAACAACTAGCAGAAGATATTTTACGAATCAAGGGCTACCAACAAGCCCTTCGAGCAATCATCAATGAGACTGAGTACTTCGATGGAGAGTCTGGTTTGATTGGTAGTGTTCACTTTGGCGGCAAAGCCTACCTGTTCACAGCTAAGCCACTCGACAACGAGAGCTACCATGATGAGATTGTAAAGCAGAACCGTATCCTAATGACACGAGGTGTACCAGAGGAATGAAATACTTCACCACAGACGATACTGCACTAGCTGCTTACCTCTATCTCTGTGGCATGGAGTTTGTTCAGGCGACCGTGTATCTCGATGAGTTTCACCGCCGCAAATCATACATCGTCAAAGACACACCAGACCGCAAGAGGCATGAAGAGGACTTTTACCTCCGCAAGACTGCAGTGCCACCGCTAGACTATAACGACGCCAGGGTGCGCGTATCACGCTTTCTACGCAATACGGTAGATGATATTACTAGCGTACTATAGGCCTCAAGTGCTATACTAGAAATAAAAAAAGAGGTAGCATGCAACCAAATCAAGACAAACAATTCCAGCTCCCAGCTACACCGCAGCTCGCTGGGCTCGATGAGAAAAAAGAAACCAAAAAGGAAAACAAAGAAAAGACTACTCCAGTTCAAGAGGTTCAGAAATGGAGTAGCCGCTATAACACCGCTAAGGACTATCAAAAGGATCTGTTCAAAAAGTGGGGCAAGTGGTACAACGACATGTACGCCCACGTTGAGAACAAGCGTATGGCCCCGTGGCGATCTAAGGTGTACATGCCAATCATCGCCTCAAAGGTGTGGGATCTTATCTCTCGCTTTATCCAGTACCGCCCAGGCTGGGAGGTATCAGTACGCACATTGCCTGTGAACACTCTCTCAACTGAGCAGTTCAACAAGTACATGGAGGTTATGTCTAAGCGTGCAGAGCGCGTACGTATGAAGCTTGAGTACGACTTTGACAACCCACTCCTAGGCGACTCCATCCCAGACGAGCTTCTGTCTGTCATGCTTGATGCAGCAGTCACAGGCCAGGGTGTAGCACGTGTACCATACCTTACCAAGACGTCTCAGTACAACTCATACACAGCAAACGGGGACATGGTGAACTTCGGCGTAAAGAAAACCGTGTCAGCCCAAGAGGGATACAACGCCCTGCAGGCTGTGAACGTATTCAACGTATTCCTTATGCCAGGTGCACGCAGCCTTCAGCAGTCACCATGGGTAATCATCCACGACAAGAAGCCATACTACGAGCTAGAGCGTGACACCTCCATCGATCAGAAGGCCCTGCAAAACGCCCGCAAAGGTCTCGTCACGAATGAGTTTGCTCAATACGAGGCTGGCCGCAACAGGCTATCTAACACACAAGATCCAGGCGCACTTGACTCCACCACGAACATGGTAGAGATTTTTGAGTGTTGGAGCAAGGAAACGAATGAGTGCATTATCTACGCTCAATCAGGCGGCAACACAGAGGCTCAGTGGGTTGAGCTTTCACGCGTTGAGAACCCATACTGGCATCAGAAATACCCGTTCGTAGCTTTCTATATCCGACGCAAGCCATACCAGTTCTTCGGCGAATCTATCTTTGAGAACAGCGAAACCATGCAGGCTGCTGTCAATGACATTTTCAACCACTTCATGGATCGTGAGAACACGGCAGACGGTATGCTCGCTATTGAGGAATCCGCTTACGTTGATGACTTTGTGATCAGCCCAGCAGGTACATTGATCTACCGCGGCGAAAGGCCAACGCCGATCAAATTCCCTCAGCCAGACGCCAATAACATGAACATGGCCATGAACCTCATCAACGGTGCTATCGAAAACGCTACCATCTCTCAGTACGCCTCAGGTGTGCCTAACAGTGCTACAGATTCTACACAAGGTACAGCAACCGGTGTGACCCGTATGATGGAGGCAGCGGCAGAAAAGGTCGGCTTTATGCGTGCAAACTTCCGCCGTAGCTGGCGTGAGGTAGGCGAGATGTGGAGTAGCAACTCTCAGCAGTTCATGGTATCTGACGTGATCTATGACACTACAAAGAACGGTGAGACAATCTCTAACATCATCCGCCCTGTAGATATGATCGGTATCTTTGGTATCAAGATCGATGACGGATCATTCGAGCCAGTCAGTAAAGACGAGAAGCGACGCAACTTCCTTGACTTTGTGACAAACATGCAGGCATGGCAGACAAGCTCAGTCGGGCAATCAGAGCGCACAGGTGACCCAGCAGACGCCCTCCGTATTGACTGGAACGAGATTGTTATGCGGGGTGCAGAACACTTCGGTGAGAACTACCAGCACTTTATCCTGCCACCTGCTGTAGCTCCACAACAGCCACAGAACGGACAGCCGCAGGAAGCCCCAGAGATGCCACCGCAATCAGAGGCTGCGCCTCAACCACAAGCTCCCGCAGCTATCCAACCACAGGTAGCACCAGGGGCACAGGACTTTACAACGCAATCTGACGGCAAGTCTATGCCAGACTCATTCCCCGTTCGCTCACTAAATAACCCAACCATAGCTGGGTAGAAAGGAAATAAATGGAAGAAAATTATATAGAACAACTGAAGAAGAACCTAGCCTTTAATCGGGCTAGGCTTCAAGAACATATTGCAGCAGAAGCTCTGCTATCTACAGAGGCAGGTAAGTTTGTGCTCAAGGTTATAGATGACGAGATTACCATCGCCGTAAACGCTATGACCAAGAACGAAGCGCTTGACCGCGACACATACCTCAGCCTACACGGGAGAGTCCGTGGCCTTCGCTCAATCCGCAACGTCATTACTGCACGAGCAGAGGATGATACAACAGCTAAGACAGTGAGAGAGATTGATGACCAACTCCGACAATTCGAATCGTAGCCCAGAGCGAGACAAGACTCTGTCCTCCCGCATTACAAAGATGCACGGTGGAGACTTTGTAGACGGCATCGCACCAGAGGAACTTGTCTCATTCAACGACTCTGAGTGTAAACACAAAACATTAGTACGCATAGAAGATGACCTCAATAGCAATACGTTTGCCTGTGCAAATCCAAATTGCAACGAGATATTCATCTATGATAAAATATAACTAACAAACTAATAGGAGAAAATAATGGACGAACAACCAACTACAGTAGACGCACTGGCTCAAGCAGTTGATACCAACATGCAGCAGGAAGCACCTCAGGAACAGCCACAAGAGCAACCTCAGCAGATGGCTGAACCTATGCAAGCACAGCCTGCGCAGCAACCACAGGTGCAGGAAGCTACTCAGCCACAGCCTCAGACTCCTCATTACCAGAGCTATGACGAATACATGAGCGGTTTGCTTGGTGAGCAGCAAGAGGTAGCACTTCCAAAGGTTACTGACATTCAAAACCCAGATGACCCAGAAAGCATCAACAACTTCTTTGGCGACGCCTTTGACAAGATCAGCCAGAAAGTTATGCAGCAAGTTCAGCAGCAGATGACTATCCGTAACAGCGAGCAGCGTCTCTGGAACGAAGCTATGGATGAGTACCCATCACTCAAGAACCCACAGGTTCGCAACATTGTCCACGCAGTCCGCATGCAAGCGCTCCAGAACGGCACAATGATGACTCCGTCACAGGCAGCTGAAAGCATCATCAACATTGCAGGCAACCAGTACCGCCAAGGTATTGCAGACAGCCAAGTGCAAACAACCTACACTCAAGTGCAACCTACGACAAACGGTGCAAGCCAGCCAGTCCAGCAGAAGCCAAGCGCAGCTGACCAGGCACGCATGATTGAGCAGGGTGGGGCAGACGCATTAGCCCAGATCTTGCAGCAGCGCATCGACGAAGGCACATTCTAGCAGCTATTGTTTTATAAATCTCTCCTGTGGTATTATATGTATGTATAAAAATAAACAGGAGAGATATAAAAAATGGCCCAATCATTGACATACAACAACAAGGCTGTTGTCGAAGATGTCTTGAGCTACATCACCAATCTCTACCCAACTGAAACGCAGTTGACTACCGGCCTCGGGAAAAGCAAGGCTGAGCAACCCGTTCACCAGTGGTTGGTAGATGGTTACGATACGCTTACTGACACATCGAACGACAAGAAAGCGGTTGAGGGTGCTGACTATGGTGCTGGGGATGTAACGAACCCAACCCGCAAGACGAACTACACCCAGATTATCGTCCAAGACTGGAAGGTGTCTGGCACTGAGGAAGCTTCGAAGCACGCAGGCATGACCTCGCCAAAGGCCTACCACAGCGCTAAAGCTATGGTGAACTGGAAGCACAAGCTCGAGTGGGCTTTGCTGCACGGTGTAGCCAACGCTGGTAACGCTACTACGGCTCGTGAGATGGGTGGTATCTTTGACCAAATCACCACCAACAAGGTCGCTAACCTTAACAACAACCTGACGGAAGCTTTGCTCAATGACTACTTCCAGAAGGTCTGGGACACCAGCCAGGCTGCTAGCGGTAACGCTGACGCTGTCTACGTTGGTGCTCGTGGTAAGCGAACCATCTCCAGCTTTACTGCTGGCAACACTCGCAACATCGAGGCTAAAGACCGCCGCTTGGTCAACGCCGTTGACGTGTACGAGAGCGACTTTGGTATTGTTAAGATCTTTAAGCACCGCTTCATCAACAGCGTGAAAACTGCTGCTGATACTGGTAACCTCCTTGTCCTTACTGAGGCAACCTGGAAGATCGCGTATCTCCGTGAGCCAAAGAACATGGATGCACCAAAGGGTGGTGACTACGAGAAGGGTGCAATCGTGGGTGAAGCTACCCTCGAAGGCCTCTACGAAGCCGCCAACATGGCAGTCAAGGGTATCAAGAACGCCTAGTTTCTGTGCTCAGCCAGAGGAGACTCCCCTACCCAGGGGGGTTTCTTTTTGGTATAATTTAGTAAGAGGTATTTAAAAATGAAGAAAACAAAAAACTTTATACTAGCAGAAGACATTGTCAACGAGACAGACTACAAAAAACGCTGGAGAAAGGTTCATGACCTGCTCGGCAAAACAAATCCAAAAGCCCTTAAAGAGCAGAAAGCTCAACAGCGTGCGCTCAAAAAGACACGTGAGAACAAGGTGTACGAGAAAAAAGAGAAAGGCGCTATGGGCCTAAAGTTCGGTGTAAGTGTACCGCGAATGACCTGGCAGGCTATCGTTGGTGTCGATGAGATGCTTGATGGTAAGTCTCGCCTATTCGATACCGCGAAGAAGGAATCAAAGGATCGTAGTGCTACCAACGGCCTAGTACAAGACTTAAGGGAGGTATTCCCAGAATATCGGGTGAACTAATATGATTGATCTATCAGACGTACTTATCCGACTCAATAACCTAATGGGGCGCAAGAACCTTCCAGCAGGTGAGACAGACAACCTTGAGCGTTACTGCCAAGATGCTTTTGATTACGCATGGCGATACTACCCATGGACATTTAGCAAGAAGCGTGCAACAGTGCAACCCGACAACCAAGGTAACAGCTACCTGCCAGATGACTTTGATCTAGAAGGCTGGCGAAGTGTTGATGGCGTATCAGAGGTACAGCTCGGCTCAGGTAGCTCAACCACAGTATCATTTGAGTTTGACCAAAACAAAGGTCTATACAAAGCTGTTGGTGCAAACAGGTTCACTATGACTTACCAAACAGAACCGCCAGCACTCACAGCGAACAAGAAAGTACCATTCCCCTCAGCCATGGCTGTAGCAATCGGTGCACTGATCTACGCAAAGGAAGCTGACAACCCTGCTCACGCAGACGTTTCTCAGGAGTGGGATCAATTCCATGTAGAGCTTGATCGCCTAGTAGGCCTAGCTCAACGACATACACCACGACACATCACTTCCTACCAGGAAGCTATGGGTACATACACAGGAGACGCAGGAGACTAGTATGGTACGCTGGACACAACAACCCCAACACAGGTTACGTGCCGGAAGCGCTAATGCACGATACAATGATATTCGTGTAATGAACCCGTCTCGTGGTCTTAACGTGCTTGTGGCTGACATCCTTGCAAATGACAAGGAATCTACTTATGGTACAAAGAACATTGAGTACGTAGAGGGTGGTGCAGCTACAAAGCGTCCAGGATACCAAGCCCTAAACTTCAACCTATCCTCACCCTCAAACGGCCTAGGTGCATACCAGTCTGAGCGGTTCAACTATGTCATGCTTGCCGACGGTGGCAATATCCGTAAGTACCAGAACCGTGCGCTAAGCGAGCCTCTGTCTACTACAGTAACGGTTGACAAAGACAAGGTAGTCAACTTCACCTCCCTTTACCAGAAGACATACATCTGGGACAAGACGAATGGTGGTGTTGTATGGGACGGTAATAAACTAGAGCGTCCAGGTACTATGCCTCGAGCAGAAGGGTCTGTCATTTACAAGGGCTATCATGTAGCCTTCGGTACACCAGGCCAACCATTCCGCCTATACTTTGCCCCAGCAAAAGAGCCAAGCCGCTTCACTAACAGTGTTGCACCAAGTGACCCAAACGACATTGCTATCAATAACGCAGAGCAAGTACCAGGTGCTACTGTCTTTGCTGGTGACCAAACATCACGAGCTATCGATATTAATAAGAACGATGGCCAGGCAGTAACAGGCCTAGGCTTTTTCCAGGATGTCCTTATTGTATTCAAGGAACGATCTATTTTCCAGCTGTCATTCAACGACTCAAACAACTTTGTGGTTCAGCGGGTATCAAGCTCATATGGCTGTGTATCACATAACACTATCGCCTCAGTAGAAAACGACTGCTATTTCCTTACAGACAAGGGTGTGTACGTCCTTGGTAACGAGCCAAACTACTACGCCGCTATCCGTACCAACGAGCTTTCAAGTCGCATCAAGAACCTGCTCAAGGATATTCCACCCGCCCAATACACACGGTGTACTGCGGTGTACTATGACGATAGGTACTGGCTTTCAGTCCCTCTCAATAGTGAGCGCAACAATACGCTTATTGTATACGACCGACGATTCTATGCATGGGCCTTGTGGGACAATGTTTGCGCCAACGATATACTCGCTTTCGTAGATAAGGACAACGACAGAAAATACCACCTAATCTTTGCTGACGATAAGACTACACAGATCCAGGAGTTTATCTGGGGCAAGTATGATGACAACGGTGAGCCAATCGAAGCGGTATTCATTACCCGTGCATTTGAGGCTAAGTCTATCGAACGGGAGAAATACTGGTACGAGCTATTCCCAATATTCCGTCTCACCACAGGTAGTGTGCAAATCTCCTATGAGACAGAGAACGGTACAGCTGGTCGCCCAGTAGAGCTTTCAACAGGACTGCCTGGTGGGCTTGGTACAGATCAGTTTGGACAATTGATCTACGGTACATCTCAATCAGACACATACACAGAGAACGATCTTGGACTATCAAATACAGGTGGGTCAGGTGGATCATCTGTTACAAACACCTCACATACCACATACGAGATTGGTGTCAATATTGATTCACGCACACTAAAGATCCGCTTCAGCAACGATACAGTAGGAGAGACCTTTACCTTACTAGGGTGGGTACTTGTATACCAACTCAAGGATCTTCAGAACCAAGACGGTAACTACACATTCCTATAGTCAAATGCTATACTATAGTTAGCAAAAATAAACAGGAGAAACAAAAAAATGGACCCAGTTGCATACATGCTCAAAACTATGCAAGATCAGATGGCGGAGCTAGATCGTCAAGAGGCTGAGAACCGGGCTTTTGAACAGGCACAAGTTCAAGCGGCAGAACGAGCAATGGCCGGCGGAGGCGGCGGAGGCCGTGGATATGCAGCACCACGTCGTGCAGCAGCACCAGTTCGCCAAGCTGTACCACGGGTAGACCCTCGTGAGGCACAAGAAAACGCAGAGCGAGGCAAGCTTCGCGGTGATATTCACGCACGGGTCAATGACCTAAACGCCCTCTACAACCAGCTATTCGGTAACCTCGACAACGTCGCAGCAGAGCGTGCACGTGAGCTTGAGGACAACTACGGTGAGCAACTTGGTAAGGCAGCACAGAAATATGCTGACGGTATAGCTACTATCGACAACAGCTACGCAGCCCTTGGTTCAGGCGACTCAACAGACCGCACCTACGCAAAGAACAGCGCAAAGAGTGGGTTTGAAGAGACCAACAAGCAGATCAAGAAAAACAAAGAAGAAGATCTGGCCAAGCTTGGTAACTACGTTGAAGGCACGAAAGCTAAGTGGCGTGCTGATCACGAGAGCGCTAACCGCCTCAATGGTCGTGCTGATGAGGTTAAAGACCTTACTGAGCTACGCGGTGGGCGTAACAGTATTGAGGACAAGATCGGTAACGTCAAGGCTGACATTGGTAACATGAACACTGAGTCTGGTGCTCGCGGGAAACTGTCTGAGCTTACTGGTGATGGTGGTCGTGCAGACAGCCTAAGTAGTGCACTTGACTCTATCCTCAAAAGCTCGATTGGTGGCGGAATGAAGGAAGCTGCTGTTGATACTATCGGTAACGCAGCTGGGGCAAACAAGGGCCAGATCGACGAGATTAAAAAGAAAAACGCGGCACAGTTCGGTGACGCTTACACAGCACAGCAATAGGAGGTAGACCGTGTGGGGATTCTTTGAAAAGATTGGTAACGCCGTCAAAGGTAACGGTTGGCTCACGAACGATGAATGGCGTGAGTCTAATCGGCGTTTCCGCGAGAACGTAAAACGCTATGAGCCAGAGCTATTTGATGGTGATCGCTATGTAGGACGCCAAGGAGGTGGCGGCGGTGGTTACCAAGCCCCACAGCAAAACTTCCAATACGATGGCGGGGGAGATGCAACACTCTCCCCTGTTCAGCAACAGGTAGCTCAACGCTTCCAAGGACAACAACAAGAGGCTCAGCCTACCAACCAGCTGAACATCCAAAAAGATAAGCCAAAGGTAGACAAGAGCAAGCTCAACCAGAACGTTACACACCAGGGGACAGAAGATCCCCAAGCTGCTATTAGGGAGCGTGTACAAGCACAACTCCAGCAGCAGAAGAAGGTAGAAGAGCAGAAGAACAACCCACAGCACGCAGAGGCTGCTCAACTTGCTACAGCACAACCACAAAACGATCGTGGTAATTATTATGAATCAGACGCGGCAAAACTCCGCCAGGAGTTAGCCAAGGGAGACCAGGCCAACGAGGGCTACATCCGAGGCCTCACCCAATCCCTGAAGAACCGAGCAAGCGAGCTTGGTAGTTTGTCTAATAGAGAGATTGACGCACGCCGTAAGAAATACGGTATCGATGACGGTAAGAGTGATTTTCAGCGTGCTGGTGAATGGTTGTACGAGAACGTCATTGAAGATCCAGTAAAGGCTACTGCAGGTCGTATTGGTACATCCATTGGTATGCTTGATGACAAAACCAAGCAGAGCGTACAAGAGGAACTACTCAAAGCTAATGAAGACTACAAGGCTGGTCGTATCAGTAAGGACAAGCTCAAACAGATCCTTGAGGAGAAGGTAGGCCTCGACATCAACAACCAGGTCAAGGTTGGTGACAACGGTCTTGAGCGCATGAACGAGCTAGAGCGTCTTGGCAAGTTTGCTGGTGACTTTACCGATGCCGGTGTTAAAGCCTCACAGTTCGTACCAGTCGCTACAGGTGCACAGGCAGGCTCAAAAGCTGCCCAGTCTGGTACTCGTGCATGGGCTAACGCATTAGGTCAAACAGCTAAGGAAGCAGCTATCACAGGTACTGCAGACACAGTAAACGATGCTCTCCATAACAAGGTCACGCCAGAAGGCACAGCAGTAAACTACCTAGCTCCAATTGGGCTGGGTATGCTTGGTCGTATGATTGGTAAGGCAGCAAGCAGCGCAGACGATGATGTTGTCCGTGCCATTAAGAATGAACTAGACGAAGAGCCTAAGTTCAATGATCGTGCAAAGGCAGATGAGCCAGAACTTAACACCCCCAAGCGAGAGGACGTAAAGGCTAAGATCGATGAAGATCCACGATTTAAAGAAGCTTCTACCCGTAGCCAGCTAGATGACCTTAACCTCAGAGACCGTGAGGCTCGTGCCCGTGTAAACGATGAGGTTGATGCTAACACCCCTATAAAAGAGGATGCACCTCAAGAGGCCGCCAAGGACGCTTCACCGGTAGAACAGAAGGCTATCGAGCAGGCAGAGACCAAGATCGACAACGATCCTAATATGACTCCCAAGCAGAAAGAGGAAGCGAAGACCGAACTTGAGCAGCGGTCTGATGAGCTTACTGAGGAGATTAACCAGAACAAAGCTAGTACAGACGAAGCTGTAGCAAAGCAAGAAAAAGAGCTGGACGAAAAAGCCCAGGAGCTTTCTGACGATATTAAGCAGGCCCGTGAGCAACAAGTAGCTGAGACAACACCAGTAGAGGGTGTACAACAAAAAGCCCCAGCACAGTCATCAGAGGTACAAGCTAACAACGCCTACGACTTTGACGCAGCAGACGCAGCCAAGCGCTCATCATCTGATCTACAAGACGACCTCATGCGTGCTATGGGGTATGACATTGATGGTAAGGCCCGCAACAGTGTAGTAGGTAAGACACTTGGCCTTCTCCCAAGAATCCAGCAAGCACTAGGCAACAAGCTTTCTGACGCTACAAACGAGGCAATCTCAAAGGGTATTAACTCACGTAACAAGATCACCTCTACCCTGGCACAAGCTCCACGAAACGTATGGAGTATGTTTGGTCGTACAGATGCAGAGCGTGCAGCCCTCAGTCGTTACAAAGGACAGATCAATAACGCCTCTCATGTTGTAGAGCGTATTGCTGAGCGTCGTAATAAGGCTATTGAAAACGCAAGTAAAGATACAGGCTGGAGCTACCCACAAATCCGTGAGATGGTAGATCGTGTATTCCAATCGCCAGAGGTATTAGCTCATAGGTACGGTGCAGAAAACGCATACAAGATCACCCCAGACCAACTGCCTAATAGCCTACGTGACGTTGTAGAGGAAGGTATTCAGCTGAATAAACTCCGTAACGAGATTAACCATAACCTCGGGATCATCGATGACAAGACATACGAGGCCTTCAAGGATGGTATGCACACGCCACGAACCTACGATGTGGACTTTTCTACTGGTAAGTTTGGTGATGTAGATCTGAACAAACTAGACAAGACAGCAGCTATTGAGCGTCAAGAGTGGGATAAGTTACCCGACGAGTTGAAGGATAAGATCATTGACCCATTTTCTGCACAGGACATGCGCCTCAAACAGGCCCTCCAGAACAAAGCAAAGATTGATGCAGCTAACGATTTAGCAGATAATATCGCCCACTTCGACAAGAAACCCAACAAGGGTTTTGTGCAGCTTAAGGGTGAAGAGTACGGCAATCTAAATGGTAAATGGGTTGATCGTGAGGTAGCAGAGACAATCCAAGGTAGCCCTATCTTTAACTCAAAGATTGCTAACGCCACCAATAACCTGGTAGATGCATACCAGGATAGTGTGCTAGGTAAGCTAGATCGTGCTGGTAAGTGGACAAAGACTGTAGGTTCACCTGGTACACACGTAGGTAACATTGGCTCTAACCTTACACTATTCTCAACTGGTGCTGGTATCGACCCAGCCACTGCCGCTGCTCGCGCTCTTGGTGCTGCTCGGGATATGATGACCGGCAAGGCAGATGCGGACATTTACAAGCTCACAAAGGCTGGTATCCTTGGATCTGACACAGGCCGTGCACTACGTGGCGCAAAAGAAAGTGAAGCTCTGAAGATCAACTCACTCCTTACTGATACCAAGAAGCCAAGCTTTAATACCCTACGTAAGGCCTTAGAAGGGCTGAACAGCTTCTACGGTGGTACAGATGAGGCCTTCAAGATCGCTACTTACCGTGAGCTAAAGGCTCGTGGCTATAGTGATGATGCTGCTATGCGTGTTGTCCGTGAGCAATTCCAGGACTATGACAATGTTGGTCGGGCTATCAACATGGTTGCAGACTCACCAGTACTCGGTAAGCCGTTTGCTCGCTTCATCCCAGAGCTTGGTCGTATTACAAAGAACACCGCGAAGAACAACCCACTAGGTCTAGCGGCTGGTGTTGGTGGTCTAGCAGTTGCATCTGATGCAGCAAGCAAGGCTGCCGGTGAGACAGAAGAGGAGCGCAATGCTCGTGAGGAGGCTGTAGGCCAAACACGTATTCCACTTACCTCGCTTATCAACAAGGCACTCACAGGCCGAGATAAGGACGTATCTCTGAATATCCCAGTAGGTGATAGCTCAGTAAACATTGCTCGTGCAGTAGGTATGAACTTCCCAATCACTCCAGACAACAAGGATGCTACATCAGCCACACTTGATCAGCTCAACCCGCTATCCCTGCCATTCCGCAAGAACGCCCAGGGTGATACTGTGTTTGCACCAGAGCAGGCTGTTAGCTCAATGGCACTCAAGCCTATTGCAGAACAGTTTGCTAACCGTGACTTTATGGGCCGACAGATTGATGATCCGAAGAACAAGATCATCTACGAAAAGGATGGTAAGAACATTACCTCTCTCAACGGTAAGCCTTCTGAAGAAGAGCAACGCAACAATCGTCTTCGTCACCTGCTTATGGCCTACATGCCATTCTCGTCTGAGTATGACGCAGTCAAGTCTGCTGCCACAAACAGTGAGGACTACTACGGCAAGAAGCGTGACATTGGCCAAGCAATAGCTCGCTCACTGGGCTTCAAGGTAGAGAGTAACGACAAAGAGGCACGACAGAAGCGTATTGATGGTCAGAACTACTATGAGGATAATGTCAATAAGGTCAATGACTTTCTCAAGCAAAACCCTGACCTAGTAGATGCTTACTTCAAGATCAACAACCCAACCAAGGATCGTGAGACTGGTCGTAAGGTTGGTGACGTAATCACTCCAGAGAAGTGGGATATTGTCAATAGTGATACATCTGGTCGTCTGTTCAACTTCATGAAAGAGCAAGCTGTACGTCAGTACAAAAAGGATGGCAAGCCAGTTGACCCTATCTTTGCCCTTACACCTCAGCAGGCCAAGTATGTATCTGAACTACGTAGTCGCCCAACAGGTGAGGATGAGGAAGCTAAGGAGATTCTCCGCGCTACAGAGCCATGGTATCAGCAATTCGAACAAGCACAGAACGGATTCTACAAAGCCCAGGCAGAGTACTACAAGTCTAAGCCTTCTAACGACAAGACCATGAACGAGCGGGTGAAGGCATACCAGGAAGCCTCTATGCCAGTAGAACAGCCTGAGATGATCAAGCAGTACTATCAGCTGAAGGCAAGCAACCCAGACGCAGCAAAGGCATACTACAAGGCAAACCAATCTCAGATGCAAGCTACGTTTGATCAGTACAACGCTGACAGGCTTGCTCGTGTAAACGCTATGCGTAAGATCGAGGGATACCCACCACTAACCGCAGAGGTATACTTCAACAAGAGCTTTGGCTTTGACGCTAACTACGACAAGAACCAAAAGCGTGGTGGCTTCTCACGAGGTGGGTTCAGCCGGGGTGGCTTTGCACGATCAGGTGGAAGCGGGGGTTATGATAGCCCATACGAAAAGAACGCCCTCAACGATGTAACTACTACACAGCTCACTCCTGTATATAACCCAACCAAACCTAAAGAGGCTAACCTCAACATTCTCAAAGCTGTAGTAAACGCAGCTAAAGCAGGCAGCGGTGGAAGCCGTACACGGGCTAAGCTTGGTGCTAGCGCAACTGGACGATCACGTAAGAAATAACATATAATAAGAAGAAAAGGATATACAATGGCTTGGCAAAACTTCTACTCAACAAAACTGTTCGCAGAGATTAGCTCGACAGATACAACCATTACTGTGGAGAAACCACCAAAGACAGCCCCAGGGCGTCTGGTGATTGAGGCACGTAACAAAGACAAGCGGGAGATTATCTCGTTCGGGTCTATCTCAGGTAACCAGCTACGAGGGGTAACACGAGGCGTTGGGGGGACTACAGCATCCTCTCACCTCAAAGGTTCTGTGGTTGAAATGAACGTCACGGCAGAGGATCTAGAGCAGGCTCTCGCGCTACCTGACACCCTTACTCAGTTTATCGATGAGGACATTGGAGACCACATTGTGCCTAATACAGGCTACTACTACAAGCAGAGTGGCTTTCGTGCAAACATGGGTAGGATTGTTTACTACATCAACGGGCATCGCTATGCAAAGGATGTGACCGACCAACATACATTCTCGCCCAACAAGGACACGTATGTAAGCATCGACACCAACAAGGTAGAGTACTTCGAGGAGCATAACCTTAACTCGGACGCACCAACACCTCGTGCAGATCGTATCCTTGTAGCAAAGGTTATCACCAACGGTTCGGGTATTGAGCGTGTAGTTCACTACAACCACGGCCCGCTCTCCTCGCTACCTGGGTACACGTCAGAGATTCGTCCAATCGTTGGGTTCGAATGGATGGGCAAACAGGTATATCGCAAGTGCATCTCATTCCAAGGCCGGGGTGATGGTGTTGAGAAGGTATACGGTATCGATGATGTTGTCGCTAATATCGATGAGCTTGTACGCCTAGATGCATGTATCAATATCGGTGACTCAGGTGAGCGTTGGGCCAACAACTTCCGCAACCCAGCCTCTCCGAATACTCAGGTATTTATCCTCAAGTTCGCAGACTTTGGAGGTAAACGACAGCTCACCTACACGTCAGGACAGGACGGTAAGATCAATGTCATCATCGAGTTTACTAAACGGTTTGAATGAGCCGGCAGGCTTGGCAGACCAACGGTCTGAATAAACTTTAACAAATAGGGCGCTACTATACACTGGCAAATAGCTGGTGTATAATAGTGTAAAAAGGTAAAAACAAACAATGGCAGAGAATCAATCAATGAACCGGTGGGAAGTAAAAGAAATGGTCGACAACGCCATCCAGGCCCACGAGACTCGCAAAGAGGGAATGTTTGTCCCTGTGTATATGCTTGAGCTTTATAAGAAAGATATAGAGGCCAAGGTACACGATCTAGAGGGTGGCGTAAAAGAACTAAAGGACGCGGCGCAGGATGCTAAAGAGCGCAATAAGTGGCTATTCCGTTTGGTAGTTGGTGCAGTGCTCACGTCGTTTATTCCTATCGCTATTGCCTTACTCAGCAAAAACGGAGGTATGTGATGGACAATATCATTGCTTGGATCAAGAAAGATTGGCTACTTAAGATTCTAACAGTGATGATGTTGTTCAGCCTTTCGTTTAGTATCTATACCCTATACAAAAGCCTTACCCTACAGCCCGGCCAATCAGTCACCATCAGTGGTGGTACAAAGATAGAACGACCAATTACCCAGATTGTAGACGCAAGACTGAATGGTTCAGGTGACCTGGTAGTCACATACTCAACAGGCGAGTCCAGGGAGGTCGGCACGGTCACCGGTAAGGATGGAGCTGATGGTAGACCACCTACCACACAAGAGATTGCTCTAGCTGTAAAGGCCTACTGTCTGACAAACAAATGCTCTGAATCTCCCACAAGCGCCCAGGTACTCCAGGCGGTTTCTGCTTTTTGCGAGAACGGTCAGTGTACAGGCAAGACAGGTAAGGACGGTAAAAGCGCAACTGATGAGCAGGTAGCAGAGGCAGTAGCAAAGTATTGCGCTAGCGGTAAATGCCAAGGGGCGACAGGTGTGGCAGGAAGTAATGGCACTAATGGTGTTGACGGTAAGGACGGAAAAGACGGTGCATCACCTCAGCTATCATGTGTCAGCATCAAGGATAACTCAGGCAACCAAACATCATGGGTAGCATGGAAGTACGAGGGCGAAGCTAACTCCGCGTACCGTCGGCTATACAAGATCGATGGTGATAGCAACTGTATAAACATTTAACAAGGAGAAAAGTTATGAACGACTTTCCAACAGCAGTCGACATTCCTGTCGAGCAAGACCAGCTAGGAGGTGACAGTGGCTCAAGTGTATAACCCAAACCTCAACATCCCAGCTCAACGTGGCTGGTGTTTGAAGTATGTGGATGACGCCACCAATGCACCTAGCCGCACACCTAGGGCTCGTGCTGCTTATCTTAATGAGTTAAACGCCGGCCGCATCAATACAGGTGAGCTACCATGGGATGAGTGGGTGTATGGGTTCTTGGACTTTACTGTAGGCGAGTATACAAACGATGGCCACGTGTTTATCATCAAGCGTCACCAAGGTGGTATTGATATTCACGACTCAGAGGTTCACTCAGGTGCTCGTAACGTCTACCACTCTATTGAAGAGCTGCTTGCATGGTTTGGCATGTACCGTCCTGTCTATACTGGCTGGAGTGGATCATGTGATGGTCGCACAATGCAAGAGGCTGTACGTGATCGCCAGGATGAGATTAATTTCTTGAACGGTCTATACCACCAAATCCTTGAGCGTGACGTAGATGATGCAGCTAAGCAACACTACCTTAGCCAGATTGATAAGGGATGGAACTGGGAACAGATCAAGCAGGATCTTATCAACAGTGCAGAAGGTAAGGTTGTAGCGGAGCGGGTAGAGGCTCGTAACCGTGCACTACGTGAGGCATATGAGTCAGAGACACACGAGATTAGTCGTCTTTACCAGGACATCCTTGGCCGTCTACCAGACTCACAAGGGCTTGAGCATTACCGCAATCAGATCCGGAATGGCTGGAACTGGACAATGGTAGAGCAAGATCTACTCAATAGTGCAGAGAGCAAACAACGCCAAGAGCAAAAAGCTTCTGAGGCACGTGCAGCTGAAGCGGCTAAGAAGGACGAAGGTGTAGGTGCTGCAAAGCCAGAGCCAGAGACCCCAGCTCAACCAGAACCAGAACCTCAACCCGAGGCTACACCTCAACCAGAAGTAGAACCATCTACTCAAGACCGTGCTCCTCAGCCCGATGATGCTCATCAAGCAGAATTGCCCGCAGAGACCCCTGAGAGCCCCTCAGAGCAGCCTAAGGCTGAAGAGACTACAACTATACTAAAAGACATTAGAAACCTACTACAAGCGATTCTAGACGCTATTGTAGGTATCTTTAAAAAACAATAGGAGAAAACAATGGAAGCACTAAGTCTACTTATCGTACCAGCAATCGTCAAGATCTTTGACATGCTCAACAAAAAAGAGTGGGGTGGTATTGGCAAGGTTATACTTGCTGTTGCAACGGGTATTGCCTACAACTTTGTAACTGGCCACTTTGTATTCACAGACGCTGTACTATACGAAGGTATTGCCTTTGGTCTGCAGGCTGCTGGTCTTGTGACTGTGGCTGCCAAAGCAGGTAAGCGGTAATGTTTGGCGGGTATCTACGGCCATTCCATATCGAAAGCTTTCTCTCTCGTCACTCAGGTGGTGGCGGGGGAGGGCCTGCACCCGCACCTCAAGAGAACCGTCTACCTAATGACGATCTGAATAGTTGGTTTAAACCAGGGTCAGCATTAAACTCTTCGACAGAAAAAGGGCCAATTGACGGTAAGCCTGTATACGCTTTTGTTGCTAATAACCCAACCACATCACAGCTTATCTTTATGGGCAAAAACAATTTCCCTAACCACGGGTATTTTAATATCTGGGCAAAAGGTACAGGCAAGTTCGTTATGATGGTTCAGCGTCGTGCGGGTGGATGGAATATTTATGGCCAAAAAGAACACACACTAACCAGTAGCTGGAAGCAATATACGATTGAGTATACTGCATCAGGTTATGACCCGAATGACATAGTCGGCTTTAAGCTTGATACCCGTGGTACTAATAACGCTCCTACTGACATGCTTATCTCAGCTCCAAGTATTACAGACTCTGCACCAGAGCCTCCACGTCCACAAGCTCCAGCAACACCGATAGGAGACGGTACAGTACGCGACCGCTGGATGGCATGGCTCAAGTCTCAAGGCGCTACAGGCTACCACTTACACGAGCTAGAGATTAGCTGGCTACAAAAGCTTGGCAATACTGGCACGTTTGCAGATATGGTTATCCAGAAATGGCAAACAAAAGACGCACTAAGGGACTGGTTTTTGAATAGTTAGCGCGATAGCGTGTTGTGCCTGCGGCACTAGTGTGCTATACTAATAGTGTCAAAATAAACACTTGACATAAAACTCCTCCTTTCCAAGAAGACTCCTACTGCCCCCCTGTACGGTAGGGGTTTTCTTGTTGTATAATGGATGTATGAAGAAACGTAAATCAAATAGAAAATCACTAGTCAACAAATTAGATAGACTCTTCTCAGAGTATATCCGTAAGCGAGATACCAAGGATGGTATGTTTATCTGTGTATCATGTGGCCGCACACTCCCTTATGAGGAGGCAGATGCAGGGCACTTTATCAACCGTAAGTGGATGCCTACACGTTGGGATGAGACAAACGTACACGCCCAGTGTCGTAGGTGTAACAGGTTTGATGAGGGTAATATCCCAGAGTACTACAAGTTCATGATCAATAAGTATGGCGAGGCTCACGTAAATGAACTTCTCAAAAGAAAAACCTCTGGTGAAAAAATATCCAATATCGAACTTGAACGATTGATTGGGTATTATGGTGATATGCTCGATGGCTAAGGAAGGGCCTCAGAGAGAGGCCTAACCTTAACTATTGAGTGCTCGCTTCAGCATCTCACTTGCAGCCTGCTTAGCAATTTGCAGGCCTTTTTCTTTACCAGCATCAAAGCCAAGTTCGTAACCTTTCTTAGCTCCAAGCCGGTACATTTCCTTCATGTCCTTCTGGGTAAACATTTGATCTGCAATGTCTCTCTCTAATGCAATCTCTTGCTTACTCCAGAGGTTCTTGAGCCATGTGATAAACTTCCTCACAGTTTAGTTTCCTCCAGTATATAGCCTTCGCTATCCATTCTTACTCTCACTATCTCCGCTGGATGATTCGAGATTGATAGCAAATGTTTTAGATCCTGTGCATTCTTCTTGCGGTAAAACACTACGGGGGACAGATCGCTCTTGACTATGTACTTCGTCTCGATACTCTCTGGCTTCCCTCTCTCTATCGGTGGCAAGCCGCTGAGCGTCCGCTTTAGAAATGAATCGACCGCGGCTATCCCTTTCTCGGTTTTCCACCATTTCCCGAAACCTCTCTTTGTCCATCCTGGCAAACCCTTTTTTAACACGCCTTATACCTCCATTATATCCGCCAAGGATACGGTAGGCAGGATGCAGTCTCTCCTCTAACATCTTGCCCCATGATCCCCATTTGCGGTTTACAGTTTCTATACGCTTCCTGTCTCGCTCTCTCATCGTACACCCTTAGCCTCATCTCCCCATGATCGCATCAGTGATTGGCAACCGTTGATGTGTAATGTAACGCCCTTTACTACTGCTTCTAGACGTTCACGTTTGCCCTTCACCTCTGCCATGCGTAGTGTAATGTTACGCTCCATCTCTGCCATGCTCACACGCTTACCAGCCTCCAAAGCTTCTGCCCTATCTCCAGACTCCTCACTAAGCACCTTGTACTCTAGTTGCCGGTAGGCCTGGATAAACTCTGCATAGTGGTCATACAGGATAGTAGCATAGCCAAGAAACTCAGCTAGGTGGGAAGGCAGGACAGCCGGATTCTGTCCCACCTTCTGCTTTACATAATCAAGCTTGAGCTGGCGGAGTTTATTAATAACCTCCTCAGTCTTCATTAGATACCGAACAACTCTCCGACCTTATCAGGGGTCTCATTGCTGATAGGTTGACCTGGCTGCTCTGCAATAGTATTAGCGGGCACGGCCGCTGGAGTAGCTGGTACAGCAGCCGGTTGGATCTGGATTACCTCTACGCCAACCTTCTTAGCGACAGCATCAACAGTCTCTTTAATAGACAGCAGCATCTCAGCCATGTCATCAAGCTGCGTGCTCGATAGTGTGGGTTGAGCAGCTGGCTGTGAGGTTGGGGCAGACACGCCTTGTGGTGTTTGCAAGCCCTTGAACTTCCAGTAGTTCGTACCCTTCTTGCTTGTCATCTGTACAAGCTCACCGTAGATATTACCAGTAGTAGGTACGTTGCCTTGCTTTTTGTTCAGCATTACACCACCGTCAACACCTTCAAATGTACACCAGTAACCCTGGAATGTACCGTGCTGTGTGCTGAATGGTTCGCCCATTGGGCTGAATGATGTTAGGTTATAGAATTGTGCCATTATTTTGTACTCCTTAGTTCTCGTTTAATTTGTTTTTCTAGATCCTCAGCGTAGGCCTCCATCGTCTGATGCATTAGTTCGAGCATAGCTACGCCGCTTTCAATGTTACCTTCTCCGGCAATAAGGGCTTTACCATCTGCACGCATGATACAGATAAGCCCGCCATCATAGCCTTTGAGAATGTCAGCGATGTGCTGTTTGGTTTCTTCCTTAGTCATCTATTGTCATCTCCATAAATCGTTTATATTGTTCTGGGAATTGGTTCTGTAGCTTGTCCATCATTTGATCTGGTGTAAGCCAGTTCCAATCCTCATATTGTCGATACCGCTTTACCTTGTGCATGTCTAGTAATGCAACAAATGGCGGTAACTTCTTTGTAATGAATACTGTTTTTAGATCATCTATCTCCTTATCTATCTCCTCCTTATATTCGAGTGGATTAATTTTGAACGAGGTGATTCGGTAGTCATCGGCATTTAAGTATTGCAAGTATGCCTCAGACACATTATCACCCAGACAGTAGTAAGCTAATTGAATTGCGTGGTGGTAGTATGGTTGGTCTTCTTTATCTACCCGATCATAAGCCATCTTTGTTACAGACTTAATCTCATGGTACACGGTCATACCGCCAACTTCCTGTGCCATGTCGATATACCCAACACCACCGCGGTAGCTGCCAGGCTTCTGAAATGTAAACGTTCCTGCGAGCACATTGCCCGGCTCTGCCTCTACAGGTGTGTTGTCCTCCACCTTGCTTGCATCAATACCTGTAAGAAACTTGATAGCTCTATCCTCTACATCGTTACCTCGTACAAACTTACCAAGCAGGTATGGGTCGATTGGGTCTGGCACACCAATAAGGCTAAGCACGTTCCACAGTAGTGGGCGAGATAGCTTACCTCCACTCACCTTACCTGATGGAATATGCTTTGCCATCTTCTCCTCATTGTCTGCTATTAGTAGCTCGTGCACCTTATCGCCAAATGTACGCACCCGCGTTGCAGGAGGTGTACCATTTAATAGGTCACGTGTTGGAATCTTAACTCCAGCTGGCATCTATATCTTCTCCTAGTCCTAAATTATTTACTGCTAAATCTCTGTTTGATTGTGAGTCTAATTCAAAGTATAGGGCATAGATACGTTCAATATCTACACCTCTCTTATATAGCTCTGCAATCAATTCATCATTTTCGTATGCTTCCATACTCTCATTCTACCTTATAGTTTATATGGCTGTCAACAGTTGTGGTTGTTAAATATGTTATGCACGGTATGTCTTGCCAAATCCGAACTTGGTATTAAATTCCTCCTCTGTCACATCTCTTGCTGAGGTAGGAATCCAGCCATCCTTTGGCTCAGTAATGCGCGTCTTGTCCCAGTCAAACCCAGCAATACGCTTCTCGTAATCGATAGCCATGTTGCGGGCCTTCACTACCTTACAGTAAAACTTGTCTGTCTCAAACTCATTGTCTAGATTTTTGCGTGATGCTACTAGGATAACGTCTGCGTCATACCCAATAGCTGCTGTGCCCATCAAGTCCTCTGTCTCAATCTCAAACCACTTACGTTTGAACTTACCACTCTCTGCCTTACGTAGTGACACAATCACAATGAATGGTACCTCATACTTAAGGGCTAGCTGCTTCATGAGCTTCGACATCTTTGCTACTTCCTCATGCGTCATACCACGACCAAGGTACTGCAAGTAGTCAAGTACTACAAGCTCCACACCTTCCTCAATACCAGACTCAAAGATCTTCTCTAGATGTCGATAGTCAATCTGATACTCTGTCTGAAAGTAAATGTCCAGCCCTTCAATAGTACCACCATTCATGTGACGAAAGCGTGAGCCCGCCTCTCCCTTGCGCATCTCAAGTGTGATGAATAGCACACCATGGTTCTTGGCCACATTCACTGCAATGTTCTGTGCAAGGGCAGACTTACCGTTATTAGTCTCACCGCCAATAAGAGTAAGCTCTCCTGGTTTCAGTCCACCAATCCTCTCGTCAAGGCTAGGCAGTCCAGTTGTAATACCAGACACCTTACCCCATGTCTTAGCGGCTTCCTCAATCTCATCAGCAATATCAGAGATATGGACAATACCACCCTCTTCAGCTGACTCACGGGTAGATAGCTCTTGCTCACCACCAATCACAATGTCCTCTAGCGTTTCACTAGATAGCTTCTTTACATCCCTTAGGACGGCTTGGGCTCGCTTTTCTCTGAGCTTTGACTCAACAGCTTTTTCAACCTTGTCGTCTGCCACTGCGCTTCCTTTCTCCTTTCTCGCAAGTACTTGAACAACCTGCGTCTTAATTCGTTTGTATTCTTTGCTAGCTCTGCATACTGCTCAGCTGCGTCTATATCGCTCTCAACATAGTACTCAGCCATCATTGCAAAAGCTTTTGCCTGCTGTTCGCATAGCCTTATCTCATCACCGATGAGGGAGAGGTGGCGTTGCATGTCTTCGATAGATTCGTTGACAGACAGCTCCAACCTTTCACCCTCACTTAGCTCTTTAAGCATTAAGGCTTCAGCACCAAGGTCTTCGTATTCTCCCATTCAATAGCTTCCTTTATATCACTCAATGCTTTATCAACAGCTCCTGTTCTATTAAAGTTCGGTACACCATTTGGGGTGATATATACGACTAGATCCTCACCCTTATTCAATATATCACGATGGCCGTTTAGTACATCAACTATTGAGCCATGAGTAGATACACCAAAGTAATTGTTGACAGCAAAGCATAGTCGTCTGATAAAGCTAGGGCTGGCCACAGCAACCAAGTCAACAGGATTAATCGGATCACCAAAGTCATTCAGCTTCACCTCTATCCACTGTGTCTCCTCTGCACTCATAAATGTAGTAGATACCCTAGCCCCGCTTACATACAAGGCATTGATTACCTCAGCAAGCTTCTCTGCACCAAGCATTATCTCCTCGGCATCATAACGTGCTGACACGCTAGCGTTGATATACACACTAACAACCTTACCTGTTAGGTCACCATTGATATTCGTACCAAACACTTCAGGCTCTCCAGACATATACCTACCTATATCTAAGTAATCACCGGTGACATTATATTCTACGTCTGTACCGTTCGCATTTACATTCTTAATGTACTTCTGCTGAAAACCTTTAGGTAGTAGCTCATGCCTTTTATTTCTAAATAGATCAATCGTTTGGTCTAGAGACCTAGTGCCGTACCAACCATCATTATGGGTGTAGGTACTAGAACCAGACTTTGGTTTATGGTTTGACACATAGTCAACAAACGATCTTATGTTTGGTGCTACGATCGCCGGCCGCCTGTCCTCATCTCTGCCTGTCAACGTCCTTTTAACCCAGCCGGCATAAACATCTCCATCCTTTTTTAGTTCAGCCCAATCACGAGGTAATAACATACTACCTCCCGAACAGACTACTAGAGGTGGAGTGTTCGTAAGATTCGTTGGCCTTAGCCACAACATCATCGACATACTCACTCGGCACGTACGGCTTGAGCACTACATCCCAGATAGCTTTAACAGACCAGTTGAGCTTATGCAAGGCAACCGCCTTCTGCGTTGTGCGCGGTGTGATCATCGCGTCAATCTCACTTTTCTCACAGTACGACCTAGCAGCAGTAATAGCGTTGTACATAGCTGTGTCATTACCAGCAATAGCACGCTCAACCTTCTCATCAATATTCCAGTGGATGATTGTGAACCGATCGAGTGTTGCTGCGTCAAGACGGTTGCGACCTACATACTTCATGCTCTCACCTTTACCGTAGGTATTGGCAGTAGCGATAAAGTGAAAGTCTTTATGTGCCTTCACCTGCTTATCAGGGAAGCTACAGATACCATTGCTCAAAGCAGAGTTGATCTGAATGAGCACATTACTGTTACCTGCATCAATCTCATCCATCACAAACACGCCGCCCTTCTCATAGGCTTGCCGGAATGGTGTAGTACGATATGTACCACCTGCATCAATGAACCCGACAATGTCAGACTTGCTGGTTTGTGCACCAACACTCAGTGCGTAGAACTTCAGGCCAAGCGCTTCTGCTACCTGTGCTGATGCATGTGTCTTACCGCTACCCGCGCTGCCTGTGAGCATAACGTTCAGGCCTGCACCTACCATATTGATAAGACTCGGCAGCTGCATGTGTTTGACACCTTTAACCAGGTTGTCGCCGTTGTCAGTTACAACCTTGAGTACCTGTTGCTTTTTTATTTCCTCACGGAGTACCTTAAGCTCTCCGTCCAATCTATTATCAAGATGATTTGTGACAGCCTCATCCAATTCCTTAGCGAGGTCATCCCATTTGTTTAGCTTTAGCATTTTCCACCTTTTCAATTATTTTCTCAAATGTTACATACTGCTTGACTGTCATACCCATTGGGTCTTTCTCAAGCTTTGCATAGGTTTGCCTAGTGACCCCCATAATGGAGGCCACATACTCTTGGCTTAGTTTAGCTTTCTTTCTTTGTCGTTTGATCTGCTTCGGTGTTATCATTCAATACCTCAATAGCTGACTCAATAAAGTTGCTTGCGTAGATCATAGCCAGAAAGTTAGCGCCTGCCTTATCTGTGCCTACAGCATCAGGTAGCTTCTTACGCATGTCCTTCATAGTAGATACAACATAGTCATCAAAGAATGTAGCGATGGCTACACCCTTAGCTAGCCGCATCATCTGTGCCCGGCGGTACTCATCCTCAAACCATTTCTCTGGACTCTTGAATACAAAGTCAATTGATTCATTATGTACCTCTCGTAGCTTATCGAGATACTCTTCTGTTTGTTCTTTAAAACCTTTACTCATTTTCTTCCTCTCTTGTTAAATGATTAATGTATTCTTGTTGTTTGATTGCTAGCTTATCTGCGTCTAATTCTTCTTCAGTCATCACACTCCACTATTGCAAATGTGTCGCCGAGCTTATGTTCCATTATCTTTTCTCTGTCTGTCACTGTAAGTTTATTTGCTGCGGACAGTTTATTCTTAGTAAAGACAATCTTTATATCGTCACCGTCCTCTTTGTATTCTTTTACATACAGCCCACTGATATGTTGCACCACATAGTATGCAAAGCGGCGCTCATCAGGCACAGAAGAAAACTCTGTAATGAGTCTAACGATTGCCTCAGCCTCTTTAGGCGGGAGAAACCTAGTGGCTAACTTCACTTGCCCAATGCCGGGATAGATAGTTCCGATAGTCCTGCCCTTGCGGTGTACAGTAATCTTGCCGGACGTAACCTCGCGGTAAGTGTTACACCCGATATTGTTGGCTAGCTCATTAAATGTGTAGTAGTTCATTCACTTGCCCTCCTTAAGTTTGTTGGTGTTGCACTGAATAGCCAGATATTATTTAACAGTCTAGACGCTCGATCGGTGGAGAGTGATCTTGTATCCAGAATAAACTTGTGTGTATCATTCAAAAACACTTCGCCTATCTGTTCTTTGCCATTACTGATAGTCACAGAATCATTTGTCACTCTGGTGTCTAACCCAATAGCTATTAGGTTTAATTTAAAGCTGGCATAGTCCATTACATCTTAACCTGTTTAGTGATAGCATTACGCACACCCCGTGTGTATGCCTTAGCTTGCACGGTATCGAGCCGACGGTTGATAGCATCTACAATAGCTTCACGGTCGCTAATCTCTGCCAGCATCTGATCTTTGTAAGCTTGTAGTTCCTCCTCGGGCAGACCATCCACAACCTCTTGCATTTCAAACATTGCTGGCTGTACCGGCTCAGCCTCTACTGCGCCGAAGTCCTCGTGAGGTTCTGGCTTGTCGCCCTTGATGACTGACCGTGGGATAGCGAACGACTGAACTGCATCACCTAGTGCCGCGCTATTACGTTCAGCTAACAGCTCCTCGGTTGACGGTGTGTCAATCATCATGTCGTTGTATGGGCTTCGCGAGCTTGGCTCGTTGTAGCCTTGCTCCCGCGAGCTTCGTTCGTATTGCCCAATGTGTTTCTTGTACTCTGTCATACTTTCCTCCGTTTGGT